GCAAAAATATCTGAACCTGAAGAAGATGAAGATGAGAAGATTGCAAAGCTAGCAATGAAGCAGGCTAAGAAAGGAGCAAAGGCTGTAAAGGGTTTGAATCCTACTAAGGACATTCATGATCTACTTTATGGAGATGATGAAGATGCAGATCTTTACTAATATAATAAAAATATAATATGAAATAGAGCTCTTTTGGGGCTCTTTTTTTATGTTCTTATAGTAACTATAGAAAATGTTTTTAGACTGATTCTTGAGCTCCTAGGGTGTCTTTCCTGAAGAATTTACCTGCTATATTTTCACAATAACTATCTACGTGCAAAACTTTATATTCAAATTGGTAAAATACTTCATAATATGACAATTCTTTTTTCGAGTGACATATTCTGATTATCTCACGAGTAAAACTTTCTTTCCCCAAAGTCTTGATATCTTCCAAAAGTGGTTTTGAACTTCCATTATAATTAATCCAATCACTTTCTTTTATTACTAGTTTCTTTTTTGGAATACGACCAGGTTTTACCCACTCTGATTGCTCCTTCTTTGTGAGCGGCTTTTTTAGTTTATTCTCTAGTATCTTCTTTCCAATATAGAACTTACCAGTTACAGTATTCGTAATCTTGTATACAAATCCTACTGCGCCTTGTCCAAATTGAGAGACATCTAAAACCTCTTGTCCTTTTAATAACCAATTCATGTTATTTGTTTTATGTATCGTATTTTACTGTAAATGTTACGTCTGTATGTCTAGGAATAGGATACGGTGTGCCAAATTTTCCCACGACTAATAACTCATTTTGTGAATTGTATAAGCCTATCGTAGTGGCGTATGGATTGAAATCTGATCCAGTAACATTATTATATAGGATTCCTAAGCTAGAAGATATAACAGTGGACGGGTTTGTAGAGTAGTTAAATTCATTCTCATTTATATGACAGCGAATCTCATTTTGAAATATAGTAGATTCAGCTTGAAATGACATAGTAAATGGATAATTAGTCACATTCTGATATGTCTTAGAAGTTATGATAACAAGACCCATAGGATATATCAAGTTTCCTATCTGGGCATTACTTGCGGATGTATCTATAATATTTCCATTACCATCGTCTACAAGGTTATAACTCGCTGTATATGCCATGCGGAAACTTGTCTTGGCGATATTCTCCCCATATAAGATTCTTGGTATTGATAAGACAGTTACTTGAGCATTTGATTCTGTAGGGAAATATCTATGGTCTTCATCAAAAGTCCCTGAAGCAGCTGTTGACTGCGGGTAGTATTCAAAACCACTTCCAGATCCTAAAAGTGAACCTGAGACATATTGCATATAGAATAGACTTCTCACAGACCTATAGAGTAAAAAAGAACTGGGATAGCTACCTGTAGGAGACATAGGTCCATTTATAGCAGCATTTATAGTTATACTACTAGAGCTCAATGAAGAGCTTGGGTAGCTAGCACTATATTTTAGCTTTATGGGAGTCACTGTGACATCTGAAGCCTTAAGTGTATTATATGCGCGGCCCATTTATTAGTTTAAGTATGCTTTATAACTCATTGATTACCAGTCTAATTTGACACGTATAAGTGCCTCGTGTGTGAAATCTTTCATTAGCGGTTTACTCATTTTCGCCACAGCAAGTAAATCTCCATTAGTATTGTAGAGGCCTACAGTAGTAGGGAATGTTTGTGGACTATTAATTAAAGTGGGGTATATCAACTGGCCGCTAGATCCTGATAAGAAGGATGGGTTGTTGCTGTAGTTATATTCTTGGTTACCTACACGAACAAACACATAATTAGCCGAGATAGTTTCCTGAGAGTTAAGCTGAAAACATGTACCATCGACCATTGAGTTATACAGCTTCACATTATTTAAGGAAGAGCTCGGAGTAGCTGCTGTACTTGTAGGATCCCAGCCCATATTTACACCACCAGACACATAAGGTAAAGCCAGCGCATCTGCATTAAGTAGTATAGTGCCAATGTCCGGAAGGAAGAATCCATAAGAGCCTGATTTAGTCCACCCCTTTGTTCCTGACCCCGCCGTAGATGTTGTTGCCGATCCATAAGACCCGCTAACTATATTAAATACCCGTCCACAGTCTTTATAAATAATAGGAATGTTATTATCCAGTACATCTTTACTATCATCTGTTAGGTCTATTTTATGGCCAGCAAGATCTCCTAAACTCAATTTTAAATTACCAGGAAACAGACTCTCTTTGTACATGTTCCGGTCTACATTTATAGCGATGAATTGGTTTCCGGAAGACCCTGAGCCAAAATTAAACATCATAGTCTCATCAGCATATACCAAGTTCCTATACTGTCCATATGTAGTCCTTGATGGAGACATTCCAGGTACTAGCGTATTATATGCTATCGAGCCTGATCCTAAAATATTACCGTATGCGATTGAGAATACTCTCTGCGCAGTTGATCCCGTAAGTGCGCTATTATACACATCAAGGTAGAATTGACCCGCTGGAGATGGTGCAGTTGACGATGTGATCATACTGGTATTTATCAGGGTTGGAAGACCTGAAGGCCATGCTGGCGCTATTACTGAGTCTGAACTTACTACGAAATCTGTAGATGCTAGTGTTGAAAAAGACATATTTTATCTTGTTTTTAGCTTTGTTTTATTGTTACTGGTATTGTTATTCTTGCGCCTGAATCACGTCCTACTATAGTAAGTATTGTACTTAAAGTAGAAGATGTGCTTGAACCAAAAAGTGATTTTATTGTTGTCGCAGTCATATTTAATGTAGTACCGATTACAGTTTTAGAAACATTAGTTCCTATAGTTACTGTACCATTTAAAGAAGTTGCAGCTGGCGTATTAATACCAGTAGCGGTAAAGCTTGACATTGTTCTAGCATCTCCGATAGTAAATTGGTATCCAGAAGTCTCATAGAAAGTACTAGATCCGTTATAGTTTGCTGTTGATGGGGTTATAGATTTAGGTGTTCCAATTACTAGAGATATATTAGTATCTACTGAGCTTATTACTGGAATTGCGCCCGTACCTCTTGGAAGTGTCAGAAGCTTATACTTCATGATCTCTTGGTCTTCTGGGTACGCTTGAATTACCGGCATAGCTTGGATTGCTTCACCGTAAAACGCAGAACCAGAAGGATGGTAGGGGTTATAGAGGCTGTAATCTATCTCATCATCTGCGAGACTAAATTGTGTTATTTGAAAACTTCCGTCATTTCTAGCTAGGAGTTCACGTCCTTTTTTTGTAAGTATGGCGTCTATTACCACCGATGTACTATTTAAATAAGCCATTTTTCTATTTTGCTTTTATAGTTATAAATATATGCGTTTAGTAGTTTAATATCTGAGATTGTATTGTTGCCTGCAGAGTATTTATATTTTTTTGTATATTTGGATTTACATTTTCAGGTACAAGGAAACCAAATGATGTGTCTCCCAGTCTTTTTTTACCTTGAAGTATTGCTACTGTTTCATCCGGTACTCTTTTTACAAATACTGCTTTTTGATAGTTGTTTATATTAGATCCATTTAAGTACAAAGGTAGATCTGGGTATACTTGTATGGTTTTACTTGTTCCATTATTAGTTACTCCTACTACTTGTACTTCTATTGGAGCTATATTACTTATGGGTAAGCTTGATATTGAACCGCTATAATATAATATGATCCTGTCTCCTATTTCTATATTAGTAGTATAGTTTACATCTCCGTATGCACCGTATAATGAAGAGATGTTATCACTCGTATAAGGTAAAAAGTATACGGAATCATTAAAATATGTACTCATAATACTGGTAAGAGGTATCTCTCCGGGGTCTGAATAACTTGAGCTTATAAGATTTGTAGTAGGATATGTTAAAGGAATGCATTGTGTTCCGTATATACCACTTCTATTTACTTCGTAATAAAATGAAGTTATATATGGGTAAAATCCTGAGTAATGTAGAACAGTTATATATGCTTGATTTAGATTAGTTGTTTTTATTCTAAAAAACAGTTTATCTCCAGTTTCTAGGTACACATTTTTGCTAATAGCTAGTAAAGTAGCTCCACTATCAGCAGTTCCTGTACCCAGTCCTGTAGCAGTATGCGTTACTCCTGCCGCTATAGTATAACCTTGGGTAGCTATAACTACTCCATTACTTAAACTTACATCCAATGAAGATGCGGCTGATACTTTAACAACTTCCAATGATATACTAACATCTTCATCAGTTAAATATTTAGCGTAATAGTATAAAATACTAGTATCTATTTTATAGGACCCGCTAGTAGGAGTATTATAATAGGACCCTGTTATATAATTTCTATTTGTATGTGATGATTCAGTTATTAAATAACTAATAAAATTATTATCTGGATCATATTTTGTGACATAACTATTATTATCGAAGTATAAACTTGTGTAATACGTACCAGTAGAATTAGAAACATCACCTACATCCCCTAAATAAGCAGACGCTGTAATAGTAGGGTAACATTTTACTATAGGAGATGATGATCTGTCTGGTTGTACTAGACCTCCCCAAGGACCATACGGAGTTGTTATTAAATTATATCTCCAGTCCCAACCTGAATGATAAGACCCAGTAAGAGTTCCATTAGGTGTATTTATTATAGAATCTGTACCAGGTGATGGTGTTACGTTAGTATCATAACATTCAATTGCAGACTCAGAAGCCCTATACCAATACGGCGGATAACTCCAACCGCTCTCTAGCACTGTCCATTGTTGATCCAAGTACTTTTGATTTGAGTATTGAGTCGCATTGAATTGTTTCACTGTGACCTTATCACCGGGCTTATACATATTCTGAAAGTATACCCAGTTGTTGTTTTGTAAATTCAAATCTTGTAAACCACCTGAAATATCGGCCATGTAGCTCATCTTCGCTACCATTTGATTTGAGAAATATGAACTTGATTCCACACTAGTAAAAAGACCCGTATAATCAATATAGTAATCTATAGCAGGTGACGTTCCATAAGAATCATCTCCAGGAGTAAAAACATTGTACTTAGCGCTTATACTTTTAGCGCCATTATATTTTGAATTAATAGAGCTTTGGCGATAATAATTGTAATCTTGCACTTCCGCTAATGTCCTACTTCCTGTGTACTCTTGCTGATCTTCATAGTAACCACATACATTAGACGATCCTGTATTTAGAGTAAGACTGATTCCTGATGTTACTATAGGAAGATTTCTAACACAGTCCGTAAATGATACATTTGTAATAAACCCACTACTATTGTACCCAGACTGAGTTTTAAAAGTGCCATCACATGTTGTATATTGTATAGACCAATTTGTATATCCCATTACACTCCCATATCCTAAATTATAACAATATTGTGCGTATGGTGGTATGGTAATGCAATCGCCTGTATCAGTAATATTATAAGTTCCACTACTACCTGGACCATACCTTACATTTACACTTCCAGATTGAATACATCCTAGAAGATTTGAAGTAGGCGCAGAAATAGATCTACTCCCGATTGCCCCATAACAACCAATGTAATCTACTGTTGCCGTACCTGTAATGCTTGTAAATATTACGGTTGTATCTTTACAAATAGGCGGTGCGGTAGCGTATAGATCATATGCGTAATTAGAGAAAGCTGTTGAGCATACCCTACCTGTTATAATCGTATAAGATCCTGTTGTAAATGTTATATGAGATGGAGCTCCTGTATATATATAAAATTGTAATGTCTCTGGTTTAGCACAAATACTTATACTAGAACTTGGAATCAGAGTTTGATAGTTCTGATTATTATTACAGTCTTGGTACATCAAGCTCTGTGTAACATTTGTAGTACTTTGTAATTGGTAACCATAGCAGTATATTCTATTACAGCTCTCACAGCTAGATTGGGATATTATGTTGGAAAGGTTTACTGGAGCTCCTATGCCATAACTATATTCTGCTTCTATCATTTTATTAGAAAGTACAGCATTAGAAACATTGTTATATAAAGCTCCTTGATCTTGACCTATGAACATTGAGGGTGGAGTACAGTCGCCTGTAATTGTGGAAACTGTATATGGGTAAGTTGGAGTTATTGTTATAGGAGTTCCTGTCCTTGTACAAACATTAATAGAAGCATCAGCTCCTCCTAGTATAATAGAGCTAGATACATCTCCGCTACACAAAGTAAAACTAGCAGTGATATGTTGACCGATAGAATTACCATTGATTATATATGTTGCACTGCAAAATCCAGATACTGATGATGTCCACGGGCTAGTATAAGATGAATACTCTACCTGATCAAATGTAGTAAAATCTGCTTGTATTTCTGACCCACCAAATTCACCTGTGTATTTCTCCCAAGAGTATATGTTTGCAATTGGAATTGGTCCATATACTAGATTTGAGCCAGTTGAATTTGAAAGTGGAACTATTGTAAATTGTGAATATGTAGTATTTGCTGTAGAAAAAGGTATCTCTCCTGGATCTCCGCCTGAAACTTCTACTAGATCTATAGACTGTGAAAAGTTAGAATCCATGTCTAATTCAGGCTCATTCCTCTGATACTTATTCCTCTCTAGTATGTGTGATTTGACTATAAGTCCCTCAGATAGATTTGCTCTAGCTGGTACATAGTCTTTAACCATCTTAAAAATTGAGTTATCAAAATACTTAAGCAGTCTTATGTATTCATATATATTATGAGCATAAGAGTATCCAGAAAATAAATTTCTTTCGTATTGATCAAGACCTGCGTATGAACTAGAATATTGATATGCTGGATTTCCTATATATTGATCTATGTTAAAATATCCTAAAGAACTTGATATAGTATTATTGATGTCATCAGCAGGAGAGAATCCAAATTCGAGATTTCTAGAATTTAGTCTTTTTGTATTATTATAATATTGAAGAGTAACATCTGGATTAAGCGTAGATGAACTTATCTCTAGCGTATTTGTAGATCCAGTTACCTTATAATTATTAATATTATCCAAACCTTGTACAGAAGACACATTATATCCACCAAACTCATTCATTTTTAGAATAGAATCAGGTATACCAAAGATATTTGTAATCGCTTTTATAGATTCCCTAGTACCTTTAGTCTTATATAAGTAAGGTATATTATGGTATATTCTTTTATAAATCTCACTTTGCAATGTCTTTGAAGATTGTGTAGTAAGACTTGATGTTATATAGCTTGATATACGTTCAGATCCAGTTGGAGGAAGTAATGATCCATCTTGATTAATCCCAAATATACTATAATATAGATTGTCTGATATATTTGAGTTTGTATATAGTGTACTTCCAAGTCCTATTAAGGCGTCTGCTACAAGATCTGGTGAGATACCTGTCTGTGGATTATTTGTTGCGTCAAATCTATTTGTTACATCTTTATAGTATAGCCATATATTATCAAAATATTGAGCTATCATATTTACAAAGTCAATATAAGGTTGATTATTTGCATCATCAAGAATATATTGAGGTATTGTATTTACTAGTAAGTCTTTATTTGTCGCATCATAATATGAAGCTGAGAATAGTATAGAGTGGGTTGTTGCAGTTGGTACTATTGATGTAGATCCAAGCCAATTTATTGCTTGAGAAGAAGTAACAGAATATAAAGAATATGGCTGAGTAGACGTAGATTTTGGCCACGCAAACGAACTTGAAACATAGTAAAGATAGTACTCGTATGTATCAAAATTCGTAGTAATATCTGTTATTAAGTTTTGTAGAATTAATACAGATGAAGAAACTGCAGTACCTCCAGCAATTGCAAGACTAGAAGAGATTTGTCTATTATAAGTTTCTATCTGTCCTACTTTTGTTGCAAAATTCTCTACCCTTGAAGTAGCACTAGAAAAGTGTATAAAATTAGAAAAATCAGAATAATCAACATTAATATTAATCGCCTTGTCTTGATAATAACTCAGCATTTTTTGAAATGAACTTGATACAGATGTAGTAAAAAGTCCACTATAAGAATAGTATGGGGTTGTTTGCCCTACTTGTTGATTTATATTAATATTGTAGTTAGGTCCCCTAAGTAAGTTTTGTTCAGTTATATTTGCTGCTTCTACCTGAATATCTATATTGTATGCTGAGGATTCTGCTATCTTTTCTACGATCCAGAGCTGATCCTTGACATCAAAATCACTAGGTAATGGTTCATATAGCTTAATCAATAAATACGCCCCATCTTCATCTTCTGTATATGCAACATTTACTGCAATAATATGTTGATTATTTCCAAAGTTTAGATAGAAATCATTAAAGTAATTTAGACTTGCAATATAAGTTTGATATTGATTAAATCCATTTAGGATATCAGAATTACTTATGTTTTGAGATGAGAGTTTTATTTCAGTCCTACTTGTTGAGATATCTTTTATCCAGAAAAATCTACCGTATGAAGAATTAAATAAATTTCTAAGAAAATTATATTGTATATTTAGACTTCCACGAGTATAACCTCTTGATGCAAGATCTTTTTGTGGATCTATAGTTATAGAATTGAATAATCCCGTTGATGGATTTATACTTGGACTTGGTATATATCCACTTGCATTATACACCTTATCAAGGATAATTCCATTTAAGTCACTTATAAAGAACTCAATATTATCATTTGGATCACCAAAATTAGTATAGATATAACTATTGGTTATCAGAGAGTCATCCTTTTGACTATAATTTTGGGATTCAATTCCCGATCCTAAATATGAAATGTTTACTATCTCCGCCATTATGCTAAATTCGATATATTAAGATATGTTGACCCTAATTGAACTAACTGTTCTCTGAGTGAATTAATTTCTTCTATCAATGCTTGTTTTTCCTGATCAATAACTCCAGCACCTATATACTGTTGACTTCTTTGTACTAAATACGGGTGAGAATTTATAGATCCAGATACAGGAATATCATAAAATAATTGATCATAATAAGAAAAAAAGTCAGCGACAGTAACAATTGGTTGTGGTATTACCGTAACTGGCGTGATTAATTCGGAAAAATTTGTATCTATTACTTTTTTATAAGTATTTTCACCTCTTACTTCCTTTATAAATATTACATCTGCCATATTATCTTACTATTTTAAAAATATTATTAGTGTCTATATCTACTAAATCTTCAATAGAATCAAATTTAACTCTTATTAATATTTTATAGTATCTTTCAGGCTCTAATCCATTCATGTATACCTTAAAATATGATCCATTTGCGTCACAGCTTATTTTTGTGTAAATGCCAAAATCTATAACCATTTCCTCGGTCTTTACATCTTGTATTGCCCAAGTAGATGCAATAGGTAGTGCTTTATTTACTGTATAGATTGAAGAGGTTGTGAAGGATCTGATAGGGTATTTATCTCTTGCATTAATCCTAAAGGTATACTGAGCGGTATCATTTTTAAATTCACCTGTATTATTAGATATGGTAATTATAGAATTAGTACTAGATATTACAGACAAAGATCCCGTATTGTAAGTTCTATCATCCCACCTAAACTCTAATGTAGGAGGGTATATTGTATGAGTATCTACACTAAAGTAGCTCAAGGACATATA